ATGAAGTACCGCTTCGGGGGCAAGGAGAAGCGCCTGGCGCTCGGCGTGTATCCGGAGGTCACGCTCGCACTGGCACGCAACCGCCGGGAAGACGCACGCCGTCTGCTCGCGCAAGGTACTGACCCAAGCCAGCAGAAGAAGGACGCCGCCGCGGCGAAGGCCGGGCTGGACGCGCTGACGTTCGAATCAATCGGACGGGAGTGGATGAAGGGCCGGCTTTGGGCGCCGTCGTACCGCATCAAGGTCGAAGCGTGGATGGAGAACGACGTGTTCCCATGGATTGGCTCCCGGCAGGCTGCCGAACTTGAGGCGCCGGATTTCCTGTCGATCGCGCGACGCATGGAGCGGCGCGGCGCCATCGAGTCCGGCCATCGGGTGATACAGAACTGCGGGCAGATCATGCGCTATGCCATTGCCTCGGGCCTGGCCAAGCGCAACCCGGTCGCCGACCTACGCGGTGCGCTGCAGCCAAAGCCGAAGCGCCACTACGCAGCCTTGGCCGAGCCGAAGGAGCTGGCACCGCTGTTGCGCGCTATCCACGCCTATCAGGGCAGGCCAGTCACGCGCTGGGCGCTCGCCCTCGCCCCGCTGGTGTTCGTGAGGCCGGGAGAGCTGCGCCAGGCCGAGTGGACCGAATTCGACTTGGACGCTGGCGTGTGGCTCATCCCAGCCGACAGGATGAAGATGCGCGCCGAGCACCTGGTGCCGTTGTCGCGGCAGGCCCTAGACATCCTAAGGGAGATCCACCCGCTGACCAACCGAGGCAGGTACGTGTTCTCGGGCCGCAACAGCGTGCAGCGGCCGTTGAGCGAAAACACGGTGAACACCGCGCTGCGGCGAATGGGTTTCGAAAGCGATCAGATGACGGGCCACGGATTCCGCGCGACAGCCCGAACAATCCTTGATGAGGTGCTAGGCTTTCGTCCCGACATCATCGAGCATCAGCTGGCCCATGCTGTCCGCGACCCGAATGGTAGAGCCTACAACCGGACCACCCATCTCACCGAGCGCTTCCGGATGATGCAGGCGTGGGGCGACTATTTGGAAGCCTTGAGGTCAGGCCTCCAACCACGGTGCACAGCAGCCGCACCTTGAACTACAGTGGACAATTGGCGCTGCAGACTGAGCAGCTCTTAACCATGCTTTCACCAAAATGCTGCCAATCAGTAATTGCCGATATCACAGGCCAACCTCGCGCGCAAACTTTTCCCAAATAAGTATTCAAGGATAGAAAATAATGATCACGATCTCCCATGTAGACAAAGATCTTGTCATCGACAGCTGGGTTCTTAGTGGACACTGCTCGTATGCTCACGCACTTGAGAAGCTTCACCCGCTAATCGGACGCTTCGAAGCTCAAAGGAAGATACAGAGCCAAACATTCTATGAGCGATTGCGCAGGGACATAATTCAGGGCTGCATAATGCCCCCAATCACTGTCGCAATAGTCGCCGACGATCCAAACTTCGCTGAACACGGATTCGATTTTCAGAGATACATCAACAGCCACCTAGACAACGGCTACATTCTCGATGGTATGCAGCGGCTACACAACCTGTCGATAGTCAGCACTGAAGAAGGTTTCGACCCGAATAGAAAAGTCTACCTCTCCGTAGTCATTGCCGCAAAGAAGGACATGCTCCTGTACCGCATGATCACTCTGAACAATGGCCAAAAGCCAATGAGTCCGCGCCACCAGATTGAAGTACTAACTCAGGAATTATTTGACTTCGAAGATCTTGAGATGGAAGTTCAAACCGAGAAGGAGCGGTCTGAGCGAATCGTCCGAGGCGCCTTCAATCTTGCGGATATATCAAAAGGCTATCTCGCATTCCTCACTGACAATCTGCATAACGATAACAATAGAATTATTGCAGAGAAGATGGACGAGCTGATAATCTCAAAAATAATGCAAGCAGGCCCTGCGCAAGGAATACAGTTCCAGGAAATACTCGCCATGATCGATGCTTTCGCGGAGGATCAGACTGCGAAGTCATGGCTGAAGACCCAAAACAATCTAATCGGCTTCTGCGTCGGCGTAAAAACGAGTCACAATCTACTTGTCGAGAAGACACCTAGGGAATTTGGTGAGCTTTGCGGCCGTTTCGACGAGGCATTCAAAGCCATCAACGCAGCCAAAGTTAACCTTGGCAAGTATCGCAGAGAGCTTTCCTTCAAGTACATTAGATCGCTCGACGAGCTGCAAAACTACGAAGTAAACGACCTGATCGACTGGTGCAATGACGAGACGGCAACCTAATGGCCAATATCGTTATCTACAAGGACAGAGATAACTTCCAGCTCAACGATCTGGACCAGTTCGAAATAACTCACCAGACGCGCCCAGAGGCAATCTGCCTTAGGCTTCTGTGCGGAACTTGCGAAGTTTTCAATGTCGAAACCGACGACAATACAACAGTCTCGACTAACTTTCTGGAATCCAGCTCGTCTGAAAACACGTCAATTGACCTATCCTTCCTTAATACTTACCAGGAAGGAATAACCGCCCAAGACTATAACGCGCACCTCAAAAGTGCCAGTGATAATAACCGCGGCTTCTACAAGGACTTTCTCAGCGAGATAACCGTCGCAGCCTGTGCGGCAGAGAGATGCCAGGGAATTTCGTCCTTCCTGCATATCTACCGAGCGTACGAGAGGATTTCGTACGCCTTTCCGCTCATTTATGCATCCAAGAGCCGGGACTACATCGGGTCATTTAATAATCTCAAGTCGTGGCTTGCTGATACAAAAAACGATGGAAGCGCAGGGGAGCTGGCTTTTTTCAAGAAGTTCATTGATGCCACTTACGACGACAATGAAAAAAGCGCAACGACAGACTTCTATTTTACTGGGTCGGATGCCGTCAAGATTAGCCAATTCAGGCTAATGAAGAACAACATTCTGAATTGGAAGATCGAACAGATCACACCCAGCACCATCGAAAATGAGATCATATCGATCCGATTCGACCAACTCCACACTGTGCTTCTCAATGTTAGAAATCGGTATTTCCACCAGATGAGTGGCCGAGGCGACAACATAAAGCAGGCCGCCGTGATTGACCCAGACGCCTTCTTCCTGGTGCTTTGTCGACCACTACTGACGTATGTCGCAAAGCTTTTCCACGATATTGTGATAGAAGATATGAAATCGCCTGCGTGATAGCAACCCAGCAGAACATTATTGAGTTAGGGGATTGAAAATCCCCGTGTCGGCGGTTCGATTCCGTCCCCGGCCACCACAATTTCAGATGACCTGCAGAAATGCAGGTCATTTTTTTTGCGTGTTGCACGGAATTTGCACGGATCATAGCCGTCGGTCGCCCCACTGCTGCATATACTGACCTCACTCTCGACGTCAGGATGACCAGCATGGCCGCAACCGCTTTCGGCACCATTGTCCAAGCCATCTCCTTGGCAGGTCGGCTTAGCGAAATCAGCAAGAAGATCGGAGACGCAGAGTTCAGTGCGCTGCTTGCTGACCTGCAGCTCGAACTGTCCGAAGCGAAGGCCAGGATTGCGACGCTTGTAGACGAAAACACCGATCTGAGGGCGCGTGTTCAAGCGTTTGAGGCTAAAGGACAGATCGCTGATGAGATGACATTCGATGGCGTTGCTTACCGCAAGGCTGGCGACATGAGCGCCTATTGCCCGACCTGTTGGGATGCGAACGAACGCCTGATCAGGTTGAACGCGGTGCCAGCACGCATGTCGCGTTTGGCGAAGTACGTTTGCCCCAGCTGTCACGCTCCTTTCGGCCTAGGTGCGTAAAAGCCCCCTACCATGTCAAGGTCGCGGAAGATCAACAAAAACAACGACTAAGCCGATCACCCGCGATCATTGGTGACCTACGGAAATCAATGACTTACCCGTGGCATGGGGTCAGTTTGGGGTCAGTCCATCAGGCGGCTTGGTCGTCGTCCATGGGCTGCAGCCGATTGGCGATGCCGTCGAAGCGGGCGGCCTCGGCGCGGAGGCGGCCGGCGCCGCGGCGGCGTGTCGCCCTCGCCCGCCAGTCGCCGCTGTGATTGCTCTCCAGGTCGTCGGCCTGCTGCCATAGCGAAGCCGCCCTCGCGCGCGCCCAGCGCGCCTTGCCGATGCTCTTCTGATCCATGCAGCCACTGTCGCCGCCGACGGTCGCACGCGCCGATACGTAGGCAACGCCGGCTGACTGCCACCGCTACAGTGTCGGGTTGGGGATGGCGTTCAGCCGTCTCTGTTGTTGCATCTCGGTGCGGGAGAGCTTGCGGGCCGGCTCATCCTTCGCCAGCAGCTGCGCCACGGCATCCTTCAGCGGCACACCTTCCAGTACTCGTGCCGCGCACCACCGCTCGGCAAAGCGTTTGCCCTGGGCGATGGTGGCCGCCCCGACCTCCTTGTCCTGCCACAGCTTCCTGCAGGACAAGACGACCCGGACGCCCTTGGCACTCGGCTGCACACAGGCGATTTGACGGTTCCCCCACCACAGCCCCCAGTGCTCGCCATGCTGCACCCAGCCCGTGGGGCGAGGTGCGGTCACAAAGCCGGTGGAGTTGCAGGGCGGGAGCATGGGCGCAGGATACGGACCGGGGTCTCAGATTCCGCGACGGCACGTCAGGGCCATGCAAAGGCGTTGGCCAAGCCAGTCAGACGGCGCCAAGGTCACGCACAATCGCCTCACCCCGCTGCAGGAAGGCGGCGATGATCCGCCCGCCGGCTACGTGCCGCCCCTCTTCAGCATTCACATACTCGGCTTGCCGGCGCCCAGCGGCCAGGATCGCGTCGGGATGGAAGCTATCGGGGAGATCCTGCAGCGGCTGACCTGGCGCAGCAATCCCGCCCACCAGCGCAGCGACACGTGCGTCGTGCTCGACGTCTGACTTCGCGTACGCGCTGCCGACAATCCGGCCTTGGGCCTTGGACCAACCGACCACCACGATTTCCGCCTGCAGCTGATCGAGATCCATCTCGGCATCTAGGGCTGCCTGGACGTAGTTGGGCCACAGCTGATCCATAACCGGCCCGACCTCCCGCATGATCTGTTCAATGCTGAAAGCTTTCCGGAAGCTGGCCTCAAGACACAGTTGATAGATGCGGAGGAAGAACTGCCCGGATCCCCGCCCAGCAACGACGATGTTGTGCTGGGGGATCAGCAGCAGCTTGGCAGCCTCTGAGACCTCCCCGCTGACCGCGTCTTGAGCAAGGGTATCGACGGCCACGAATGCTCGCTCCGGCGTCATCAGGACATTGAGGATGCTCATGGGTGGCCGTAAGGACTAGGTCTCGCAACTATGGCCTGCGGCCGGCAGAACTGTCCAACTGGGCTGCCGAGATCAGGCCGTGTGGAGGCGGTCGGAGGCTCGTTCGGCATGGACACGGGCCAAGCACATGCCCGGCACCGACCAGCGGCCTTCATCATCGCGTTCCACGTCCCAATGCGGGCCGGCCAACGTCTCATCCAGCCGATGAGGCCTTCGCGCCGTGCAATAGATGGCGTCGGCAACCGCTTCCATTTCGGAGCCGAACCACCGGTAGCCATTGACGCAGATCGCCACGGGGTGATCGGAGGGATGGGGATAGCTGGGCACCAACTCCTGCAACTGCCGCGCGGCCTCTCGGACGGTAATCTGGCGAAAATCCGGGGCGGCCGCCCAATGGTCGAGAATTCTCTCGGCGCCGGGCGTCATGGCGATCTCCTTCACTGGGCGGGCATCGGATAATCACGCGGGACCGGTCAAAGTGATGCGAAAGAAGCGTCCCTGACTGGGGCACGGGATCACACAATGTGCGGCCGATTCGTCCAGACCCCGATCCGAAACGCTGACACCCTGGGCTTCCCGCAGCTGGTCGGCGACCTGATGTCGATCCCCGAAAGCTACAACCTGGCGCCGGCGCAGCGCGCCTCGGTGATCCTCGATCGCGGCACCGGCCTGCAGGTCACCCGCCTTTCGTGGGGCCTGCTCCCCTTCTGGGCCAAGGCCAAGAAGCTGCAGGGCTCCACGATCAATGCCCGCATCGAGACGGTGGCCACCAAGCCTGCCTTCCGGTCCGCGTTCAAGAAGCGGCGCTGCCTGATCCCCATGGCCGGCTACTATGAGTGGTCGGTCAACGCCGAGGACGGCAAGAAGGATCCATGGTTCATCCACGCGACCGGGCCGCTGCTGGCCGCCGGCCTCTGGGAAGACACCAGTCCCCTGCTCGACCCAGACAATCTGGGCACCTTCACCGTGATCACCGGTGACAGCAGTGGCGTGTCTGCCGATATCCACGACCGGATGCCGGTTTGGCTGACGGCTGGCCAGGCCGATGAGTGGCTGGCGGCCGAGCCCGACGAAGCGATGGCAATGCTGCTGGCCAGCGAGCCGCCGGCAATGGAGGCCTATCGCGTCAGTCGCGCGGTGAACACGCCGCGGAACAACCAGCCCGCCCTGCTCGACCAAGTGGCGTGATCAGGCAGCGCTCTCGTCCTGATCTTCCTCCGCGGTGAACTTGTAGCTGCGTCCGGTAACCAACCCTGCAGCTGCCGCTGGTGCCACCGTCAGGGTGAGCTGGGGCACCCCGGCCTCGATCGGGACGAAGTTCAGCGTCACAATACCAGGCTGATCGGCCATTTCCATCTTCATCTGCAGCTTTGCGCGAAATTGCATATATCTCTCCAGGTTGTGCGGTGGCATGGATACGCTGGCCACCGCTTCAGCGGTCAATCTTCAACCGACACGATCGATAGGCTCTGCGACGTGGTTGAAGCGTCCCAGTTGCCAGAATCGTGACTGTAGCTCTGACTTGAAAACGCGACGATCTCAGCGCGATAGGTTCTCTGTGCCGTGCCGTCGGCGCTGTCGTTCAACGTGAGTGACCCGGCCCATCGGGAGATCAGCACGTCGGGCGAATCCGGCTCGTTGCGGATGTCCAGATTGCCCCCGGCTTGGACCTGGCCCCAAAGCACCTCGCCTGCCGCCCCGATGCGACGATAGACATTGACCGTGGCCGAGTTCGTACCGCCGCCCGGCTGGAATCCTCCGGGGCCGAGTGCGTTCTTCGTGGCTCGTACCGTTCGGCTGTAGCTGATCACCACCTGCTTGTTCCGCCCATTGGTATCGAACGGGCCGACAGTGACGAAGTTTCCGATGGTGACAATGCTGGTCGACTGCGCGGCGTTGCGCCTGATGCCCGCGGCCAGCGCACCACCCCAGTAGGCATTGCCATTGACGTCCATCCAGACCGTGGCGTTGGCCTTGCTGGCCGCCGCCGCACCGACGTTGGGGCCGAAGTAGTCGATCAACCCTTCACCGCCGACACCGAAGCCGTTGCCGATGATCCGCTGGGAGTTGCCACGCCACACCCGCAGATAACCCTTCTGGATCTCCAGCCCGTCCGCAGCACCCGGGCTGAGAATGTTCAGCACGTTGGCCAGCATGTTGATCTCGCTGGTCGTGCCATTGTTCTTGTTCTGGATGCCCGCGATATTGCCGTTTACGTCGGTGTACAACCCCACGCTGGCGAAGGATTCCTGACCACCCGCAGACCAAGGCGACGGTGCGTCCTGACCGGGCTGCACCTCTTCCAGCATCGGGCGAACAAAGCGGCCAAAGTCGGTGCCATTCCCTGCTGCGGGCGCCAAGGCCAAGCGAAAGCCGACAGCCCTGCACCCAGCTGGCGGCTTGAACTTCACAAAGATGCGGTCATACGCAGCCAGCGTATTGCCGCCTCCGGCTGTCGATGGCGGCGAGATAACCTCCATGCCTGCGCCAGTCACCCACAGGAACGGCACACCCCAATAGCCGCTGGCGTACACGGACGCGATGTAGGTTTTCCCAGGAGTTACGGGAATGGACGCCGTGCTGCGCCAGATGACATGACCGTTTCCATTTGCCGTGCCGCTCTTCGTCAGAATCAGGGCGCGCATACCGGTCGGCACACCGGCGTCTACGTCCGTCTGGACATAGCCGGATACGTTCTGTGAGTTCGAGGTATTTGCCTCAAATGCCCAACCCGGCGTGGTTACCGCCGGCACTGCATCCGCGAATGTCGTGGCGGCGAGCATGTTGCCTGCTCCGCTGAGATTGGCATTGACCTTCGCCTCCAACTGGAGATATGCCGACGCGTCAGCCTTGCCCGCTACCGCAGCCTGCACCTGGTTCAACTGCGTCGACTGGGCGGTGATCTGGCCACCCTGCTGGGCGACTGTCGCGTTGGTGGCTTGTAGCCCGCTGGCTGCTGCGTCGGCGGTCGCCTTTGCCCCATAGGCGTCGGTCACGTCCTGCCACATCACGTTGTCGATCAGCAGTGCGACATTCTGCGGCGTCTGCCCGTTGCGGCCTTGGATGGTCGCCCAGAGCTGGGCTTTCACCGTGGGGTTGCTGATCGTGACGTAGCCCGAGATCTTCGTCCAATTTGCCAAGGCATCCATTCGCTGCGAACCAGTTGTCGGCGCGGAATACCATGCGCGCACACCTGCCGAGTTGATGCCAGTCACACCGATCGAGTACGTCGATCCACCCGGCGCGACAGCGTCCGGATCGTTCTTGAGCCACGCCTCCACGAGGTACACGCGCCCTTCGTTGGTCAGGATCTCAGGACCGAAGTAGCTGTCCGTGTTGGTATTGCTGGGCGCCCCGGTGCGAAGCAGGCGCGCAGCGCGAGAACCGACGTACGCACGGGCGCCAGCGGCACCGGCGATCGCTCGCAGCGTTCCGGTTCCAGCCTGGTAGATCAGCGCGTCGGCGGCGTAGCCCTCAAAGCCCCCGTCGATCAGGATATTCGGGCCTGCCTGCTGGGTGGCCGCGAGCTGTGCGTTCACTGAGGTGATCGCTTGGCCCTGAGCGGTGGTGGTGCCCTCCAGCGCAGTGATCATCCCGGTCAGCGTGCTGGTCGCCGCAACGGTGGCATCCAGCGCCTGCGCCATCGCCCGCTTGTCGTCCGCCCCGATCGGCACGCCGTTCAGAACCTGCAGGGTGTACTCACACCACAGGTCAAGGCGGGCGCTGGTTGACGCGGGACTCAACACCTCCGTGCCAGCACCAGCCCCGAACTTTCGCCGCCCAATGAGGATGTACATGCGCGAGCTGGTCAGGGTGCCGACGGCAGCCGTGGTCCCGCCAGCGTCCACCAAGGCCGCGCGCAGTGCCGCCGCGCCGACGCCGCCGGGCAACAGAGTGCCGACGCTGTCGCTGGTGTAGACGATGAAGTACTGGTTCTCCGGAATGGTAGCGATGAAGTCGGCCATCGCCTGCGCGTTGCCGTTGGCGTCTGCCCAGGTATCAAAGCCGTTTCGCGATCCCAACGTGCTGTCGGCGTTGATCAGCACCACACCGAAGCCCCGGCCGGCCGGTGCAACCATCGCGCCCGAGGGGTTGCGAATGCCGGTGGCGCGTGGGCCGTTGGTGGGCTGGCTGGAGGTCACAGCGTTCGCCGTAATCTGATAGCTCTTCACTTCACCAAGCGCCGACAGCTTCGCGTTGACGCTCGTAAGCGCCGTGCCTTGGCTGGTGACGGTGTTGCCGAGCTGAGTGACCCTGCTATCGAGCGAGGTCAGGGCCGCGTTGCTGGCCTTGCCGGCTACGTCCGCCTGCACCTGCGTCAGCGCACTTCCCTGGGTGACAAGCGTCCCTTCCACGACGCCCACCCGCGTGGTGATTGAAGACAGTCCAGAGGCATTGGAGGCGATCTGCTCTTCGTCGGTGACATCGACGAATTCGAAGTCATCCACCAGTACGTAGCCGGCGCTGTTATAGATGCCCGCCGAGATCCGGAATCGCAGAATGTCATCGCCGATCGTGAAGGTCTGCTCAACCAGGCGCCAATCGGTCCATGCGGCGATGTACCACTGGGACCACAACAGCAGTTCCACGCCGTCGGTCCGAACCGCACCCACGCGGATCTTCGAGCTGGCGGTGTCGCCGACGTAGTCGCCACTCACCTTTACCCATGCGCGAAGCCTGTACCGGCGCCCCGCTTTGACCTCGATTCCTTCATTGAGGTTCGCCTGCGCGGAGCTGGCGACGCCAGGCGGGGCAACAATCGCGCCACGGAGGCACTTGCCGCCATTGCGCCCTTCATTGCTGATGGACCAGCTGCTGGGCGCACCGGTCACTGCCCAGCCGGCGAGGTCGTTCACCAGATCGCCGTTGATGATCAGGTTCACGCCTCGGCCCATCGCCGCACGCAGATCCGACGACACCTTCGTCGTGGCCTGGGCATTGGCCTGGTCCGCCGCGACCATCGCGTCCTGTAGCGTCGTCACCGATGCGCTGGTGGCCAGGCCGCCGCTGCCGGCGGGCATGCGGGCTTCCATGGTCGTGATGCGCTGAACCTGCGAGCTGTCGGCCGCCGCGCGGGCGGTACGCTCATCGCCCATCAACCCCTGCGCCTGGCTGAGGTCGGTTCCGGTGTAGTTGCCGCGCATCTGTACGGCAAGGGTGTTCCGCTGGGTGGCTTCAGACGCGAGCGCGGTGACGCGGGCCTGCGTCTCTTCCTGCACCAGTGCCACGCTGGCGGCCGGCATCGGCCGGCCAATGGCCAGCCAGTCGATCAGGTAGTAGTCGGATACGCCCTGCGCGGCGCCCAGCTGCAGCCGGATGGCGGCGATAGTGCTGGGGCGCCAAGCGATGTCGGCCACGTCCAAGGTGGCCACGCCGGCGCTGTCCCATGCCGGCTCTGCCATCGTCACCCGCTTGGCCGTGTTCCAGGCGGCGTCCGTCGTGGTGGTCCACTGCAAGGCACCGGCCCAGGTCGGGTTGCCCACCTTCTTGATCCGCATCTTCACGAATCGGTAGCCGCTGCCGTCGATAGCCAAGCCACCGGGCGACTGCACGTAGGGGTTGGCCGCGGCGTTGGCCGGCCGCAGCCAGCCGTCCACCAGAGCCGGTGCGCCGTTGCCGGTCCAGCTCTCCACCGTCAGGTTGAAGTCCCAGATCCGCTTGCTGTCGAACTGCGTGCCGCTGCCAGCGGCGACCTCCGACAGCGCGCGGGACAGGGAGTCGAAGCCATTCTGCTGCGTCTCGCTGACCTCGGTGATGGCAGCCTCGCGCTCCAGTTTCTCGTTCAGCAGGTCGGTGGCGCGGGTCTGCCCCTCGGCCGCGATCGCGTCCATGGCCTGGCCGATCTGGGTGACGCGGGTCTGCGCCTCCAGCACCAGACTCGCGTTGACCAGGCCGATATCGCGAGCACGGGCGGCCGCCTCGTTGGCGTCAGCCAGCGCGCGATCGAGGATCTCCTTGTCCAGCTTCTGCTGAGCGGTAACCAGCTGGGCCGTGGTCGGCGCTGGCGTGGCCTCAACCACCGTGCCTTGCCCAGGCTTGCCGCGCACCGAAGCGGTGATGCGGAAATACCACTTCTGCCCGCTGCCATCGCTGTAGAGGTAACGGGTTTCGGTGGTGCGGTGGATCTCCGTCCAGGGTCCATCCTGGGCGGGGCCGCGCTCGATGATGTAGACCACCCCCACCTGGTCAACGGCGTCCCATTCGATCAGGACGCCGTCGGCGACCGGCTCTGGCGTCACCCCATCCACCGGGGGCGTCTCCGGGGACACGTACACCGTCGGGAACCAGGACGAGTTCTGCGCCGTCACCGGGGTGACAGACGGCAACGCGCCCGCCCCGATATCAATCAGGATGATTTTCCGTTCTTGCATGGGGTTACCTGTTGAGGGTTTCGCGGATAGCGGAGCTGTTGCTCGTGCGTACGCCCGACGTGGTCACGCGGAGTAGCTCGCGGAGCACTTGGTTCTGTTCGGCCAGCAGGGTGTTGCCCTGCTGCACAGCCGCTGTCGTCTCGGCCTGGCCCTTCCCATCGACCATCAGGTCGAACACCGCCCGGCTGAAGTTGTCCGGCAGCGCCTCGATCACGTCAGCCAGCTTGCCCATGCTGGTGCCGTCCTCGAGGTCGAGGTTGCCCACCTTCATGCTGTCGATCAGGCCGGTGACCTGCCCGTAGAGGCTGTTGTAGTCCTGGCCACTGGCGTAGAGGTTCCGACCGAAGCCCAGGGCCGCCTGTGCGGCCGCCTGCGCCGCGCTGCTGTCGCCGCCGGACACGGCGCGCTCCAGCTCCCGCATCGTCTCCTGCAGCTTCTCCTGATCGGTCAGCGGAGACAGGTCGCTGATCGAAAGCCCGTACTTCATGGCCTTCTTGTCGGCGTCGATCTGGGCCTGCAGCTTGCCCATGTTGGTCGCCCGCAGCGCCTCGATCTTGGCCAGGTCTTCCGCCCGGGCGCCGGACAAGCCCAGCGCCTTGGCGTAGTCGTTGGCCGCCTTCACCTGCTGGCGGTACGTGCGCTCGATCGTGAGCGCCTGTGACTGGTACTGCGTCAGGTTGCCGGTGAGCAGCTGCGTGGACACATCCGCCATCAGCGTGGCGTAGTTGCCCAGAAGCCCGGTGACCTTCTCGATCTGGGTGGCCAGGTCCGTGCCTGCGACGCCGGCCAGGTCCTGGAAGTAGTCCACCGCCTTGTTGACCTTCTCGATCTCCATGCTGTTCAGTGCCCGGCCCAGCTGGTCGGCATTGCCGACGGCCAGCGCGATCGACGCACTCAGCGCGGAGAAAACGTCGGCCGACTCGTAGTACCCGTCCAGCTGGTTGCCGAAGCCCGACGCCCGCACCGCCTCGGTGAACAGGCGGTCGGTCATGTCGCCCAGGTAGGCTTCCAGCTGGGCCTTGGCCTCGGCCGAGTCGGCGGACAGCGACAGCTTGCCAAGGTTCACGCGCACACCGGCCAGCTGTTGGGTCAGATCCACACCCAGCTGCTTGGCCAGATCCGTGGTTGCACCGCGCACCTGGCGCGCGGCCATATCGAAGGTGCGGTCGATGTTGGGATCGAGGCCGGTGTACTGCGTCCACTTCTTGTCGCTGCGGAACAGACCGCCCTTCGCCTTTACGTCCGCGTAGCTCTGGCCAGCGAAGCCGTCAAAGCCGTAGCTCCCGGTGATGCCCTGCCCGGTGATCTTGGGCGCGCTGCGGCCGAACAGCTTTGCGTGGATGCTGGACCCCGACAAGATCGAGGCGGTCTTGTCGTTAAGGCCCAGCCCACGGAAGCTCTTGTCCGCAAGGCCCACAGCGCCGGCCGTGGCGATCTTGCCTGCCCAGCTTTCGCCATTGGCGATGTCCCAGCCCTGATCGAACAGCTCAGCGTTCTTCATCATGCCGGCGATGATCCAGCCAATGATTGGCACCGCTGCCGCCGCGGAAGAGCCGGCAGCGCCAGCACCAGCTGCTGCCGACCCGCCCGCAGCACCACCGCCGGTGAGTGCCGCCACGTTGTTGCCAAACCCCATCAAGCTGCCCGCGCTGGCGCCACTCGACGCAGCAGATCCGGCACTGAAAAGGCCCTGCCCCTTGGACAACAGCCCGGCGATCGTCCCAACATTCTGGCCGCCTGCGGCGGATCCGTTCCCGCCGAACATGCCCATGATGCTTTGCATGCTGAAGCCGCTGCCCTGGCTGCCCCAGTTGCTGAAGCCCTCCATGATCCGCGTCTGGATCGGGATCACCAGCTTCTGCTGCAGCAGCTGGCGTGCGATGTCGCGCAAGCCCTGCTTGGCTACGTCCTTCATGTCATCCCACAGGCTGTTGAAGTCGCGCAGCCCGCCGGCGATAAACTCGGCCATGGCGTCGGCGGCGCCGTCCACACCCTGCAGCACGACATTCGCCCACGCCTCTACGTTGGCCGCGGCCTCTTCCACTTGGAGTGACAACGCCGCTGAAGCATCCGCAGCGGCCAGCATCGAACGCTCGTACTCTTCGTAGCTCGCCGCGCCCTTGGCCAGCGCCAGCGCTTCCTTGCCGCCGGCTGCCTCCACCGCCTTCTGCAGCTCTTGGCGCATGTCGCGCTCGTTGAGCAGCTGCCGGCGATACAGCTCGCGTGCGCGGCCGATCTTGCCCAGCATCGCCAGCTCGGCGTCCATTGTCGCAAGCAAGGCCTCCGGGCTCGCAATGGCCCGATCCACCTCCGCCGCCACCTTGGCGTATTCCATTGCGCTCTGGGCCATCAGCACGTTGGCATCAGCCTGGGCGACGTTGCCCTTGGCCAGCGCGGCGTTGTACTCGGCCATGTTCTGCAGGTGCTTGGCCATCGCCTCGTCGAGCGGGCCATTCATCGCCGCTTCGGCCAGCTCCGCCTGCTGGCGGTAGCGCTCAAGCGCTTCGGTCGCGGCCTTCTGCTCCTTGATCGCCGCCTTGTCACCCGCCTTCGCAGACTGCGCGGCTTTCTGGGCCACCTCGGTCTGACGAATCAGGCTCAGCCCCAGCGCGATCTGCTTGTTGTACTCAGCGCGTTGCTCCGCGCTGAGCTTGTCGGCGCCTCCGGCCGCGTTGATCTTCTGCCCGACGTCAACCATGAAGGCTGCCTCGGCGCCCTGCTTCAGGCGCACGAGGTTCACAAGCTGGCCGTCAATGCTCGACTGTAGCGACTTCAGGTGCTGGTCGATCCCGTCAGAAGCGGCCTTGGAGGCTACTGCTTGGCGATTCAACGCAGCGGTGGTTGCGTCCGTCTGCTTCTCGGCTTCACCGCTGACGCCAGTGAGAGACTCCATCAAACCGCGCTGTCTCTCAAGCTCCCGGCTACTGGTTGCAGCAGCTGCGGTCTGCTGAGTAAGCGCCTTGGAAATTGCATCGGCCGCTGGCGAGCCATCCGCCATCACCTTCCAAGCGGCCTCGAGTCCTTCGGAGAACTCGTCCGCACTGATCTTTCCAGCACGCAGAGAGACCTTCAACTGGTCCGTCTCTTTGATGAATGCGTCAGCCTTCGAAACATCAGCAAAGGCAGCTGCAGCCGAGGTCATCCGACCAATTGAAGCCGCAACCTCCTCATACGACTCGCTGATACGGGCATCGAGCTTCAGCAGCTCACCCGCCTGCTCCTGCTTGTTCAGTTCGCGGTACTTTGCAATCGTGTCGTCGAGCGTGCCGTTGAAATCGAGAAGCGCGCTGTCCGCATCCTTGGTGCTGTCGCGAATCACCCACCATCCCGCTGCTGCCGTGGCAAGGGCGGCGGCGATCCCCACCGGGCCTCCCAGAGCCGCGTAGGCAGATGCCAAGCCTTGTGCGGCGACGCGCGCGGCGGTTTGCGCTGCTGTGAGGCGCACTGTTGCGGGAACCATTCCCATCATTCCGACCGAAGCCCGATTGGCCACGACTGCATTGGTCGCCCAGAGCGCGTTGAGGGCTGCTATTCCCTTCGTCAGCTTCCCACCGGCGTAGAACACGCCCAACCCCACGCCGAGCGGCACCGCGGCCGCTGCCACGACGTTTAGGTTCTGTGCAAACGAGTTGACCGCTGCCGTGGCCGCGGCGATGCCTCCGCTCTGCGCCTGGCTGCCGAGCAGACCATTGAATGACTCTTTCAAGCCGTTGAGGGCACCGCCCAGCGTCTCACGCGCGGCCTTCCCGGCGCCCGCGTAGGACTCTTCCATTACCCCCATTACTATGGCCTGAGCCTCACCGAGGCGACCGGCGGCCTCCAGTGACGCCAGCATGTCCTTCTGCTGGGCGGTGAACTTGAAACCTTGCTTCGTCAGCGCTGAAACACCCTCTGCGGGGTACTCCAGTGCCTTGCCAATGGTCTCGGCAGATTGAGTGATGTTTTCACCCAATCGTACGGACTGATCAATCGCCAACTGCAGCGCGCGCGGGAAGTTCTCCCCCACGATGCCGGTGTAGGAGAGCAACCGAGTCTGCGCATTGACAATCTCGCCCGACGAATGGACCGTCGCCTTGGCCATCTTGTCAGCCATGTCGATCAGCTGTTTGCTGTTGAATCCAGCAGCCTGCCCCGTGGACTTCAGGGCCGCGTTCAACTGCGCCAGCTCGTTCTGGGCGTTCACGGTTTCGGTGATGAACTTACCCAGAAGCGCGCCGCCACCGATCGCACCGAATCCCTTTGCCAGCGTGGCCATGCTTACTTCGATGCTGGTGACGGACACCTTGGCGTCGCGTGCAGCCTGAGCGAAGCTATCAGACATCTCTCGCTGCATCTGCCGCATGGCTCGTGCAGAGCGATCCGACGCGCGCGCAGCTTTTCCCAGGTCACGTTCGAAACTGCCGGTTTCGGCGAGCAGGTCAACGGTAAGGGTGTAGAGGGCCATGGTCCGTCCATAAAAAAGGCCCGCACATGGCGGGCCTTGTTTGAATAATCCCCCAGACACAGGCCCGGGCAGCTATCAGATTTTGGGATGTCGCGTCAGTCCGAGAAACACGTGCTCTCGTCCTGACCGGCAAATCTCCCGCACTTCAGCATCAGCTTCTGCAGTCCGGTCGAAGTGTTCTGCCGATACGACGCCAGCTGAGTAGCCACCGCGTCGTCACTCATTGGCAGTGCAGACGGGGTCCGATCTTTGGACGACCAAACACCCACAAAGCAGAAGCGCTTCTCCTTACACACATCCGCTACCGCGCGACCGATGACGTCAGCATTCCCTGCAAAGCGCTCATCGATCTCCACGAAGTGAAAGTCCCCCTGCTTCGCCACTACACGCCAAACCTTTGGCCCCGATCCCCCGCAAGCGACCAGCGCTGAGAGCAGAGCCAGCACTACCAACTTCCTCATTTGCAACCTCCTTTGTAGAAATGGGAGTTTGGCATCACCGTCGAACGCGACCAAATTAGGCGGGAATTTCTTCAAACTCCATGTATCCGCTGAAGTACTGCCGGCTGATGTTCTCGGCAGAGGGCAGCTGGGTGGCGTGGCCATACATGGCAGCGCGCGCAGCCAGAACCGGATCGAACGCCTTGGTCTGAATGTCGCGGTATTGCGGCACCACGCATGAGCGTTGGCGCCCAGCCGTCGCCATCGCGACCGTCTCCCAGTCAGCACCGCTCAGGCCGCCCTTGCGCACCACCTCAGTCGCGCGGCCCGACAGCGTGGCGGTCAGGCGGCGGTACACCGCACCGGCCACGGTGTTCGCCTGCCCGCCCTTGGTCCGCGTGTGGGTGCTGGCGTCAACCAGCGCCACGGCCCATCCATCCGTGATCCCAACGTCCACCGTACGGAAGATCGCGATCTCCCCGACTTCAACGTTGGCCACAGTGGTGTCGATCTCAACTGCCACGCTGCTCACCGCCGCGCTACCGGTTGGGAACAGCCATGCACATACGGTCCCGGTCGGAAGGCGTACGGTCTGGCCGGTGGCGCCAGCTGCGCGGATGGTGACGCCGGCCGGCACGTTAAGGCCGAGCACGGCCACGATCCCAGGCACCACAGCCTCGGCGAGCGTGATGTTGATCGACAGTGCACCGGTGCGAGCGATGCGCGCCCGGCGCGCGGGCTTACCGTCGAAGAGCGCGGCGCCGCCATCTGCCGTCAGCCAGGTCCCGCCCACCAGCGCCACCGATTGAGGGGCTGGCATTCCATATCCGATCAGCATCCGTTCAACCCCACATCGTCAGGACCACGTCACCCGTGGCCGGGTTGCGCTCAACGCGCCGCACCAGCACCGCCTTGCCCTCGTCCAAGCCATAGCGTGGGTACGTCAGCCGGCCGATCTGCCCGGGCTGCGGGTCCAAGCTCTGATCGCCGCGCACCGTCACCTGGTAGAAGAACCGCTGCTCCCGGTACATGCCCACCACCCGGTCGATCTCCGACTGCGCGTCAGCGGCGTCCCAGAAAAGCGAGATCACCGGATCTGCCGCGTCGGCGCGGCGATAGTGCTGGTGCAGCACCCCGCCCCCGTAAACCTGCGCGCGGAACAGGCCCGTCAGCTCGTCGCGGCGCGCCTGCGGCACGTCCACCACATCCGTGACCAGATCCGAGGAAGCCAACGCCTGGACGTTCGGGCGGTACGCCATGCGGCGTGTCAGGTTCGGCGCGTCGTCTGGCACCGCCAGCAGATCCTCGGCCAGGTCGTTGGCCGTGAGCTCGAAGGCCGGAGCACCGCCGAACGTTTCGGGCGCCACCACACGGGTGAAGCGCAGCACCCCGGTTGCGTCCTGGTAGCAGGCAGCCCCATAGCTGGGGAGGATGGCGTTCATGGCATCCCGCCCGGTGATCGCATTGCCGGCGTAGTAGCCCACGCCCGCATAGCCCGTCGCGGCATCAACTGCGGCGCAGTCGCCACCGGACCATGAGGTCTTGCCCAGGCGACCCATGATGTCGGCGATCGCCTGCTGCAGGGTGGCCGGGCGCTGGCCGGGTCCAACGCTGGACAGGTCCGCCACCACCGGCGTGACCGGCGGTGACTTCATGAGCAGCTGCTGCCCATCGGGCGACAGTTCGAACGTGCCCGGCTCCATCAGATCGCCGCGGTCCATCACCGCATCGGCATAGACCAGGCCGTCGGCCACAAACATCGCGGTCGCATCAGAATTGGCACCCATCGCCGGCACGCTGGCCACCGCCCCGATCACGACCGGCTGCGGCTTCCATGCCAGGGCGGCGATGTTTGGCATGAACACGCCGCGGTTGATCGTCTCGTCAAGATCGTCGTGGGCATCGCGGAAGTGAACCGTCTTGCTGCCGTCGTCGTTGATCTCGATGCGGTCCACGGTGAAGCGGAACACGGCCGAGGTGTCGGCGAGCATGCCGGCGGAGCTGCCCGCCCGGATCTGGACAGGCATCCCCGACGCACCAGACAGCGCCAGGCTGTCGAGCAACCCATCGGCGTCGAGCAACACGCACTCGGCGGCGCTGGTCTGGGTGACGGGGTCGCCGCCCCATGGCCAGAAGTTGATCTCGCTGATCAGGTTCACCCCTTCAGCGATCAGCCCCTCGTAACGGGCATTGGCCGGGAGGTCACCTGGCGCGGTAAGCCAGTCCGCGTCCGCCAGGCGGGTGACAGGGCGGGAGGCCGTAGCGACCTTCCAGCCGGCAAGCGCGGCCGGCCCTCGCGCGTTCCACTGCCCAGCATTTACCGCCATGCACAGGCCACCAGCCTTGCTCGACGCCAGCGCGGCGGCAAAGTGCAAAGGACCGGCCAAGCTGATCTCCCGCTGATGCACCTGGGTGGCACCCAAGTAGAGCTGCAGGCGTGACGGAGTGCCGAACACCACCCGCAGCCCAACGATATCGCCGTGTTTGACGGTCGGCAGCCCGCTTGCGACGATCGCGCCATCCAGCAGCACCCGGCCGGTGCCCAGCTCCCAGCCCACGCCGCCGGCGGCAGCACCAGGGTAGCTGGTGAGCGGCGCCGCTGCAGTCGCGAGGCCGATCACAGCCGACACGTCGTCATCTCCCCAGACGGCGAACTCTACGCCCACCGTGCCAGCGCTCTGCGCCACGTCCGATCGCGCCATACGGTTGAGGTTGGCCTCTGCCGTGGTGGCGAGCGTCAGGCCGCCGTCTCGCGCGGCCAGCAGCGGGCCAATGGGAACCGCCGCGAAGCGTCCGAAGTTGTCAGCCATTGGTCATCCCAGTGAATCGAACCAGTCCTGGGCCTCGTCGTCGTCCGACCTGGGCACCAGCAAATCGATGAAGTCCTGCATGCCGCGCTTCGTGCCTGCCTGGCTGTGCGCGGCGAAGGTGAAGGCAGCGAATGCGGCCGGCTTGATGTGCAGCCCCACCGGATCGATGGGGTTCCGCTTGTGGAACTCCCACCACCGCAGGAACTCCTTGCGCGACATGGTCCCGCGCAGCTCGGCCACCGTGCGATGAAGATGGCCGGCCAGCACGTGCCAGAACCAGTCCTCGCCCCGCTGCCTTAGGCGTTTCCCGCCTCGGCCTGGGCGTCAGCGGCCTTGTCGCCGAATCCCGAGTGCTTCATGGCCACCTGCTGCAGCTCGGCGGCCACCAGCGGCTTGAGCTGCGAGGCCTGGGCGGCCGTCATCACCGGCTTGCCATCCTCATCGCAGATGGTCGCCGCGATCAGCTTGGCACGATCGCCGTCCTGGAACAGCTTGCGGAACTCCGCGTCCGGCAGCTCGCGCACGTGGAACTGCGCCTTGTCGCCGCTGGGCAGGGTGATGGTGTCTGCATGCACGTCCTTGGACGCGAACATGCCCAGGCTGGTGAAGGTCTGCAGCACGGTCTGGGAGGTGGCAAGCGTATCGGTCGCCGCGGTGTCGTTGGTCTTGCTCATGGGCCGTTTCCTGAAATGGTGGCTGGGCGCGCAGGCCGCGCACGGCTAACACGCGGGGTTCCCGCGCGCCCGGCCAAAAAGAAGGCCCGCCGAAGCGGGCCGAAAGAAAGAGCGCCGTTGCGCCGGTCAGGGCGCCGGACGGTGGGTAGTGACCGCGCCGGAACCGCGAATGGTGATGGTGGCCTTCCAGATATCGTTGTCCGCCACCTGGACGGCGAAGTTCTGCACGAAGCCTTTGAACTGCTTGGAAACCACATCGTCGGGCGGCGTGATGACGCCATTGACTGCGACGGGCTTCTCGACGCCCTCGGTCTCAGACTTCGGTGCGGTGACCAGGAAGTCCACGACAGCGCCGCTCGTGTGCAGGGCCTCGATCTTCTCGTGGTCCACGGCGTCGTAGTTGATCTCGATGGTGGTGCTGCCGGTGGCCTTGCGGCCGGCAACGAACTGATCCCAGTCATCGTCGAAATCTGAGACGTCGATTTCCGATGCCTGGCCATCGGGGAAGCCAACCGAACGCAGACGGGTCACCTTGGTGACCTCGGCGAGCGCGGTGGCGATGAACAGCTGGGTGTGCTTGGACTTCAAAACGCCCATTGCGGTTTACCTCTTGTAGAAGCCCGGTCGCCGGGCACAAAAAAACCGGCTTGCGCCGGCGGTTGGGATTGCGAAGTTGGCCGGCTACCGGATGGCCAGCAGCCGCACGTCGAAGGAAATGCCGAAGGCGCCGGTGTCGTCGTCATCGGGCGTGGGGTTGTAGGACTCGATACTGCCGTGTCGCTCCACCTCGTCGCGGATGGACACGGCAGCGGCGTTCGCTTGGCTCGCGCCGTCGCCCCACACCGTCAGGCGCACGCGCCAACCATCCGCCGGCGGCGGATCGGAAAGCTGCGCCATTGGTGACCCACCCACGACGCCCCACGTCGCGTAGGGCAGCGCCGCACCCTCGGGCGCCACCCCGGGCCACACGCGAATCGGGTCGCCCAACAGCGCGCGCACAGGGCCGCTGGCCTGCAATATCGATTGGATCAAAGGAACCATCACAGCACCCAGCCTTGTCGTTTCAGCGCGCGAGTGATCGCGATCCACGTTTCATTGATGATCGCCTGGGCCGCTTGCGGACCACGGGCCTCCGCCGAAGGCGTCAGGAACGGCTTGGCCGCCATCTTCTTGGTCCCGAACTCGACGTGCCGCCAGTAGTGCGCCCAGCCCGTCGTTTCGTAGACCTTGCCAACGCGGCGCAGGCGCTGGTTACGCTTCGTGTTCGAGTACTTGGCCTTTCGCCCGACCCGGACACCGACGGTGAAGTACTCCCCGTCCTTGCCCACGCCTGCTCGGCGCCGGTTCCTCGCGTTGGCCCTGCGGACCACGATCTCGCTGGCAAGGAAGCCGGAATGCTTCACGACCCGGTTTCGCGCCTCATCACGGATGATGTTGCCGCCCTTGCGCATGCCGGTGCGCAGCGGCTTCCCACGGACCTCCTCAGGCAGGCCGCGCAGGGTCGTCAACAGTCCCTTCAGGCCATGAAGCTGTAATTCTTCAGCCATCGGACACCCCGGCATCCACCATGAGGTTGATGTGGCTGCGCGCCGTCGGATCCGGCAGCACCGCGCGAATCGCGTATATCTGGCCGTCGAACATGACCCGCATGGTGTTGAGGACACCCGGCAGATACGGGATCTCCATGCGTGCCGTCACCTGGCCATGCTCGGCACTTGCCGCCGTGAACTCCCGTCCGGACAGCGGCACCACTTCCGCTGGCACGTCCTTGTGCCAGTCGGTCCAAGCCTTCCTGTCCCCACCGAGCTGGTCACGCACCATGGTGAAGGCCTGCAGCGTGACGCGATGCCGGTACTTACCCGCCCGCCTCATGGGAACACCCGACGGTAGGGGAACATCAGCCGGTCGACGGTTGGGTTCTCCACGTGGATGGTGCCGGTGATGCCCGCTTCACGGTTTGCGTAGAGGTCGCCGACCAGCAGCAGAATCGCCGCCCGCAGTGGCGCCGGCACCGGCCCGGGCACCGTATCGAACAGCACGGGGTACTCACCGGGAGCACTGGTGACACTGCCCGGCTCAATGGGAAGAGGCGCACGTCGCTCGCCGACGGGGCTCCATTCGTAGCTGGCCACCACTAGCGCGTAGGCGGTCGCGCGCTCAACCACCTCGCGGGCGGCCACGATCAGGGCACCGATGAGAGTGTCGTCGGCGGCGTGGATCACAGCCAGGTGCGCTTTCGCTTCCTCCAAGCTCACCGGCTCTTCAGTGGCTGGGATTCGCGTACGCAGCATGCATCAATCCCCTTCAGCAGAAGCTACGGCATTGGGATGGGTGTCGATGAAGCCGCCCGCCTCGATCGCGGCGGCATGTGCGGCTTCGAACTCCCGGACCTCGCCGCAACGCCCGAAAGCGTTGTCGCTCAGCACCAACGCGCGCACCTTCGCGCCAGGCAGGGTCTGCGCCGGTGGGGCCTGTTCATCGTCGGCCTGTTGCTGACCGGGTTCCTCGACCGCCAACGCGCCGGCAGCCCCGGTGGCGACGCTCTCGGTAGCCGCCTGGGCAGCGACGTCGTCGGGCCCTCCGATGGAGTCGCCACCGAGCGTGGTGGCGACAGCAACGCCACCCGCATTGAGCACTTCAGCGACGGACGCAACTGCGGCTGGATCCTCACCCACCGCAGCTTCACTGACCGGCGGGGCTTGGGGTTTTTGTTTTGCCATGGTCCTGCTCCTGGTACAGGCCAGGCGGTCAGCGGACCGCCCGGCCATTCAAGGGTGCCGGCTTACGCCGCGGCGCCGTGCTGGAAGGTCTTGACCGCGCCGCCCACGTCGATCAAGTTGCCGCCGGTCCGCATCCAGGCAAGGAAGCCCACCTGCCCCTTCTTGATGTAGGCCGAATCGTTGAAGCGGAACAGCGTCACCGCCATCACATCGCGGATCTTGTAGTAGCTGAAGTCACCGAAGACGATCGACTTGGCACCAGCGGCCGGGCTGGCCATGTGCTGGTTGATCTCGATATCACGGTTCAGCAGACGATCCGGAGCGCCGCCCGGGTTGCCCTGTTCGTAGCCCGGCACGAAGATCGGGCGGCCGCTTTCGTCCTTGACCTTGCGGACCATCTTCAGCATGTCGTCGTGGAACATCCACTTCCCGTTGGCACGGTATGCGGGGTCGATGCTGTGCTCGAGGTCGATCAGGTCGTCATACAGGATGAGCGGGATGGCCGAAGCCGCGCCGATCTTACCGTTGCTGGCGGCAGTGATGAGACCCATCGGCTGGCCGACGCCGGTGCCCACGGTGTAATGACGGTTGGTGACGCGTCCCAGCCGGGTCTGCAGGCGGCCGGTAATGAAGCCCTCGATGTCCGAGGTCGTGTCCTGCAGCAGCTCCCAGGGCACCGTTACGACCTTGGAGCTGTACTTGTGCACGCCCAGGCCCTTGGTGCCGAACTCAACGTCATCGTCGGTCGCCGACTGGTTCTCCGCCACGACCTCACCCTCTTCCGAGGTGCCGTCGCTGGTCGGGTACTGCATCGGCTCGCCGCCGGCAGTGCTGAAGACGTCCGCAACACGCCGCATGCCGCCGAAGTCCTTCAGGGCTTCGAGGATCTGAGCTGCGAGCGTCGTCGGGACGGTATAGCCGCCCTGTTCCGGGTTCACATTCGGGTTTCCGCTCATCGCGGCATTGACCTGGGTCCAGTCTTCCGCACTCAGGGCCTTGTCGCCACCGCGAGCCCACTTGTCGAAGAGCTTGCGGTCCTGCGGGCGCTCGTTGTTGCCGGGCGCTTGGTGTTCGCGCACGCCGGCATCGCGCATATGGTTGTCCGCGGTCAGGTCCATGATCTTCTGATGGCGCTCGATGGAAGCGTCGATACGCTCGATCTCGGCGATATTGGTGTCGTACTTGGCCTGGTTCTCGGCGGTCCAGGTATTGCCGTCACCGGTGCTGGTGTCCAGCAGGTTGCGGGTTTCCTTTGCCAGCGCGGTGCGGCGCTCCCGCTCGGCCTGAATGTTAAGGGGCATGTGTCAGTTTCCTTTGGGCGAAAAAAAACCGCCTTGCGGCGGCTGATGAACTGCGGGCGGGAGTCGCTTACGCAGGCGCGCGCTCGAGCAGCGCAAGGCGCCGATCAAGCCCGGTTCGATGGGCGGCGATGGCGGCATCGTCATCGCTCGCAGTGTTCTTGGGCTTCCCGAGCGCGGACGGGGCGTTGTTGTAGGCCGAGAGATCCCAGCTGTTGCTGGCGCCCTTCTTGCCTACCACCTCCACCACCCGGTCAGCGAAGCCGTGCTGCACCGCCTCATCAGCGGTGAACCAGGTCTCTTCGTCCATCCACTGCACAACCTGCTCTGCGCTCAGACCGGAGCGGCGGGTGTAGTCGCCGGCGAGTCCTGCGTCGATCTTGGTCAGCAGCTCCCCGGTTTTCGACATCTCGGCTTTGTTGCCGATCGCGATCGTCCAGGCGTTGTGGATCATGAACTGCGCGCCTTGGCTGATTTCCACCTCATCGCAAGCCATGCAAAGGCCGGTCGCGGCAGAGGCAGCAATGCCATCGACGTGGGCAACCACCTTCGCCTTGTGCTGGGCGATGGCCGTCATCATCGAGCGAGACGCGAACACATCACCGCCTGGGGAGTCGATCCGAAGATGGATCGTCTCCACATCCAGCGCGGCAAGCTCACGCACAAAGGTGGTTTCGTCGATATCGCCCCACCAGCCACCGATCACGCCGTGCAGGTAGATGGTGGCCACGCCGTCGCCAGCTTCGGCGCGCAGCGGCTTGGAGGCGTTCGCGTTGTTACGCGCGAGCTGCAGTAGCTTCGGGATCGGCATCGTCATCAGTCCTATCGGGATCGTTCTTGTTACCGGGCGGCTTGGCCGCCTCGGTGGGCAGGTACAGCGTGTCTCCGCCTGGGATCGGCGGCAGGTTCTTCAGGCGGCGAACCTCGTTGACGTACATCCAGCCTTGGGCCCCTGGCCCGCCGAGCGCCTTGCTGAAGTACTCTGCCTGCGCCTTGGAGTCACCGGCCATGAAGCCGTCGACGTTGTGTTCAACGTAGAAGCGCTCGGTCCTGAACAGCTTGCGGTTCAACTCGTCCTTGACGCGCTTCAGATGGGAACCAAGGGTGTACTTCACGAATCCGATGCCCATCGACTCGATGCCAGTGCCGAAGCTGCTGGCCTTCGTGGTTTCACCGATCATGTGCGGCGGAACGCCGAAGGCGCGGGCGATGTCGATCACCTGCCACTGCCGCGATTCCAGCAGCTGCTGGTCCACGGCCGACATGGTCAGTTCCTTGACGTCGAGGCCCTCGGTCAGGATCAGCGGGATGCGGCGGTTGCCTTGGGTGCCGCCGTATTTCTTGACCCACGCGTCCCGGAAGCCCTCCTGCATCTCGGGGGTCATCTTGTTGGTGGCTGTAATTGCCACCTCCGGCTTGCCGCCCTCGCTGAAGAACTTGCCGGCGTGTTCGTCGCCTTGAATGGCGATGCCGATTCCGTTCCGGGCACCCCACTGGATCACCGACATCGAAGATACGCCGTTGAAGCCGAAGCCAGGTATGTGCAGCACGTCGTCCTGATCCACCGTGAAGTAGCCGATGGTGTCGTGGAACGTGTACTGCAGCCGGCGCGGCTCCTTGGGGCTGGAGCGCTCCTGCTCCAAAATCGTCACCCTATCGCGCGGCCAAGGGATCAGTCCGGTTACCGCGCCGCTGCGGTTGCGGGTGGCGTAGGCGATGCCGTCTCCGCGCAACAGCATCTGGGAGATCAGGAACTCCCAAGCGGTGGAGGCAGACCACGCCGGGCCGAACTGCTCGTTCAGGATCCACCAGTAATCGTGCTTGGCGCGCTGGCGACCGTCTTCCATCCGCTCGAATACCGGCAACGGGAGCTGGGCGATCGAGCCAGCGATCAGGCTCACGCAACTGTAGACCGCTGACACCCGCATTGCGGTCTTGTCGGTTACAACAGCGCCAGATGCCGTCGCGGGGTTTCCGAAGACCTCAAACATCCGAAGATCGGACGAGGCTACGGTGTCCCCCTCAGTCAACGCATTCACGGTCGGAGCCTTGGCCCGGAGCGCGCGCTCTATGCCGAGGGCAACGTCCAAGCGGTTGCGTGCGATTTTTGCGCTCATCAGTCCATCACCACGAAGCCCTGTTGAATTTGACCGGTGTCCTGCGCTTGCATCGCGCGGGCCATGGCCATGATCAGCGCCACCGCGCCGTCGATCTTGTTGTCGTTCGATTCCTTCCGGGGGTACACGTGCTCCTTCGCGTCTATCCGAGCCACCACGTTGCCCATCATCCAAGTCAGCGCGGCGTTGCCGTCGTGCCACAGCTGGTGGGACAAGATCAGGGCCTCCACTTCCTTCATCGGCGCGGAGAGGTTGCGGACCGATTGAGCCATCTCCACCACCGGCAGGCCTTCTTGGCCAAGCCTGGTCATGACGTAGGTTGCTTGGGTCGGATCGAAGGCGATGTCCTGAATGTCGATTCCGCGTGCCGCCAGCTCTTTCAGCTCTTCTTCGATGAAGGCGTAGTCGGTCATGTTTCCTGGCGTGGCCACCATCAGGCCTTCCAGCACATACAGCTGGTAACGCTCGTTTTCCGCTACCGCCGCTTCCGGCACGTAGAAGCGCGGAACAACGTAGAAGGAGCCGTCCTTCTCGAAAAGCATCACCACCGCCGCAACGTCCAGCTTCGATGCGAGGTCGACGCCGACCCAGCAGCGGCAGCCGTCGAAGTCATCGAGGTCGAACGACCGCTTCTGCCGCTGCCACGCCAGCATGTTCATCCAGGCGAGCTTGGCGCCCACCCAGTCGTTCAGGTGCTTGGTGCGGAAGGCGCTTTGCTTGCTGGCAGACCGTTTGGCCTGCGCTAGCTGCGCCAGCAGGAACTCTTCGAAGACGGAAACCCCGTAATTGGGGTTGGCCTTGCGCAGGCTCGCCGGATCGTCCCACCGGTCGCCCTCGTCGATGCCGAAGATCATCCCGAAGATGGTTTCGTCGGTGACCTCGCCTTCCAGAATTCGGATCACATCGCGCCGCTTCTCGTAACACGGCCCGCCCAGGTTGGTCCCGGCGGTGGTAATGATCCCCAGCAGGGGCTGCTCGCGCGCGCCCATGCCGGTCTGCATCGCATCGACCATGTGGTCGGTGTCGTGCTCGTGGTATTCGTCCACCAGCGCCGCGTGCGGGCTGGACCCGTCACCCGGCTTGCCGATCATCGGCTCGAACTTCGACATATCCTCCATGACAAACATGGAGCCGGGGTTCTTCGGGTTGCCCGACTGTTCAATACCGAAGCGCGCGCGCAGTGCGGGCATCTTCTGGACCATCTGCCAGGCCGGCCGGTACACCTCGAAGGCCTGCTTCTCGCTGGTGGCGCCCGAGTAGATCTCCGCACCGGCCTCGCCGTCGGCGGCAAACAGGTAGAGGCCTCGTGCCGCCAGGCGCAGCGACTTGCCGTTCTTTCGGGGGATCTCTTCGTAGGACTCGCGGAACCGGCGCATGCCGGTGGACTTGCGGACCCAGCCGAAGAGGTTGCACTCAATGAAGTGCTGCCAGGGCTCATACACCAGGAGCTGCTTCTTTGCCGCCCACTTGCCCTTGGTGTGGGGCATCAGCTCTTGGAACTTGACCGCGCGATCGGCCTTGGCCGCGTCGTACTTGTACGGCCAGTCAGGGCCGGTCCGCTTCAAGTCATCCAGAAACCGCTGGCAAGCCAGGATGATGTACCGTCCGGCCGGAATCTTCCCGGCCACCACGCTGCGTGCGTAGGCCTTGGCAGATTCGCTCGGGGTCATGCATTAGAACTCGTCGAATGGATTGCCCTTCTGGGGTTTCTCGGTCCCAAGCTTCTGGCGATCCGCCGGCGTGAGGCCGAGCCGCGCCAGGCAGCCGATCAGGTGCGAGTACTTGGCCGCCTTGAAGTCGGCGCGGTTGGCGCGGAACTCGGCGAGCAGCGACGCGGCCACCTCCATGACGAACCGGTCGGCGCTGGTCAACACCCCTGGCAGCGAGCACTTGTCCAGCTCCTTCCAGACCTCGATCACGTCGTCAGGCAGATGCGCCGGCGGCTTTCCGAGTGCCTTGCCAGTGGTCGGCGGCGCCTTCTTGTAGCGCTGGGGATCCTTCTTGGTGGCCCCTTTAAGCTCGGCCAGCTCCCTTGGTTGCTTGTGCCGGGCCATTTGGAATGCTCCAACTGAAATTTGAATTCTGCGGACGCGCGAGGAAAAGAGGGGGCGCGTATCGCGAGGCGTTCAGCCTCAACTTTCACCCTCCCCCCCTACCTTGGCGACCTCCGCCGTGGAACGCGTCACGGCCGTTGGGGTTCCACGCCGGCCGCCCAAATCCGCCGTTCTCGCGCGCGGTCTTCGCGCTGTGGCAGGGCCTGCAGAGGGACTGGTGGTTGCCCGGGTCGTTGTTGGCGTCGTCGCCGTCGATGTGGTCTACATCCGTTGCCGCCTTGACCCTGCCCAATGCAGCGCAGTGTCGGCACAGCGGCTCACGCGCCAGGTGGGCGGCCCGCATCTTTCGCCATGCGGCCGAATTGGTCGGCAACGCCCGGCGGGCCTGTCGCCGCCTCACCTGCCGAGCGTCTTCCTTGTAGGGCTTCCAGCCGGTCGGCCGGTGCTGCGCGGGCCTGGTCGGCATCAGTACGGGTTCCCGTCCATGTCGGTGCGCGGCGGCTCTGCCGCGGCTTCGCCGTCCGGCACTGGCACGCCCACCTCTTCGCCCAGCAACAGCACGACCGACTGCGCGAGCAGGCCGATATGTTCAGCCTGCTGAGCGATCTGGCGGCCTTGCTCCACGATAGTCGCCTGCTGCTGAGCGTTCTGGCGTCCCTGCTCCACGATCGTGGCGTGCTGCTGCTCGGCCAACGACAGCAGGCGATCTATGCGCTCGTCCATCAGAACTCCTCGACGGCCCAGCCGCCTCCGTCCCGCTTGGGCTTCACCCGGACCGCAATGAAGCGCATCGGGTACAGCGCGGCAGCCATCCTGATCTTGACCCTGGCATCGTCCATCCAGAAGCCCTTGACCTCGTGCAGCTCCATCACGCCATCAGCGGCTAGCACCGCAAAGTCAGGCGTGTAGAACATGCCGTCAGCCAGGCGCAGCTTGATGCCCTCGAACTTGTGCCACTGGATCTCACCGACGGCCTCTAGCTGGCGCAACCGCTCCGCGTAGGCGGCCTCGGTCTTGTTCATCTGGCCGACCTTGAGCCGGCCAAGCGCCAACATGGCCTTGCCCTGCCCCGCCATCAGCGCGGGCTGCGGCGGCGGACCTGGGCTTTGGCCTTCTTGCTCTTGGGCAGCGGAGGCAGGCGGTCCTGCACTTCAATCAGAACCCCATTGATCGCGGCCAGCTGGCTGGTGAGCGAACTGATCTGCGAGCCGGCAGCGGAATCGACATCCTCGCCGTGCGCTTTGACCGCGGCGAGCTCGCCGCGCACGGCCTCACCTTCCACCTCGAGGGCGCGCAGGCGCTGTGCAAGCCGCTGGGAGAGAGTCGGCCACAGGGTGACGCCGAGTACTTTGATGGTTCGGGACATGGTGATCTCCAAGGATCAGGGGCGCTTGGCGCCGTTGATGGCCGTCTCGACGGCCCGGTATCGGTCTACGGTTTCGTCTCGCTCGGACTGGGCGAGCTCGCAGGCCCGTACAATTCCTGCCGCACCGAGCCGGCGTAGTCGGTCTTGTTCTGCAGCCGCTGCGGCAGCGGCGGCACCGTCGGCCAGGCGGCCGGTTTCGCAACTGGCCCAGTGGCCACGCAGCCGGCCAAGCTCACCATCGCGGCCAGCAACAGCAGCTGCGATGCGCTCTTGATAGTCAGCATTGATCTTTTCCTCTCGCACGTCGGCGGTATCTCCCGCCTGCTGGACTTCTGCTACCTGTTCGCGATCGACAGACCGCGCCACCTGCTCTCCAGCCAAGGCCTCCCGTCCGTCGGCCGCCTCGGCCGTGGCGGTACTGAGAGCCGCGCGATCTCCGCGCCAGGACCAGCCTGCAGCGAACGACAGCACGCAGCACACGACCCATGCGATCAGCAGGCCGACGACCAAGTAGGCCCGACTCACGGGGCAAGCTCGGCAACGCACTTGGCATGCCGCTCCAGCTGCCGATCCCACACGCCCCAACACACCTTGTTCGGCTTGCCGTTGATCAGCGTCGAGCAGTCGTAGCCACCAGCACGCTTCCACAGCAGCAAGGCGTCACAGGCGGCACGGTAGTTGCCCACCAGCAGCTGGCGTCGCATGGACGAGGTCTGCCAGTTGCCTGTCCCGTACTGGTAGGTGAAGTCCAAATAGAGGTCGTACTCACTCTGTGTGAGGTAGACGCCAGGAAGCGAGGCGCGGAATCGCTTTTCCTCCCCCGCGATGTGTGCCTGAGCGGTGTGCAGGGCACGATCCGGAGTGATTCGATCACCGAGCCGCACCGGCGTCCCGTCGGCGTGGAAGGTCGATCCGAAGCCGACCGTGGGGCGGTCGTTCTTGGTGGGGATGACGGCCGTATCGGTATAGCCCTCCCTGGATACGATCGCGACCAAGCCGGCTGCGCTCAGGACCAGAAGCGCCACGAGCGACCGACCTGTTGCGCCACCGGGCCGGCTCATGCCTTGGTCGCCTTGGCAGCCTGCCGCCACTCGCGGACCCAGCGCCAAACCAGATGGGTGATCTGGCCGACCAGGTAAACGACGGTCAGGATCACGACCAGGCGGTCGAGGTTGACGCCGCCGGCGACTGCACCGGCGACCGCAACCGGTGGCGTGACCTTTGCCGCAGCACTGGCCGCGGTGCTGATGATTTCGTCCCGCATGGTTGCCCCGTGGATTGTCCGGTTCGGCATATCGCCCCTCCCGGTTTGGTCAATAGGTGCCCGCCCCGCTGCCGGCTTGGCGCGAGGGTTAATCCGGTCTGGGAAGCGGGCAAAGAAAAAGCCCCGGCTGTGGCCGGGGCTTGCGTCTGGATAGTGGCAAGAATGCCCGCGTTTCCGATGACCCTTCAAGTCATCGCTATGCAGCGCGCGAAAGCGCCTGACCGAACTGCCGCGCAGCTTCGTTCTCTGCGGCTCGCATCTGGATGAGCATCCACTCATAGACTGGCTGCCAGAACCTACTGTATGCCGAGCAGTCGGCCCCGATGGCTGTTGCGCGCTTTCGGCCGCTCAGTTGCTCCAGCCCACTCCCGTCGCATGCTTCGCACTCCACGACGCCGGTGCCCTCCGGTGCAGCCTGTGTGCGCAATCCCTCGCATCGCTTGCAGCAGCCGGCAGCGGCCATTTCACCGATCACCGCCACCGCCAGTCCGCCAAGCTGCTCCATGGTGCTGATGGGCCAACACAGCGCGCGCGTGGCCTCCAGCTTTGCCTCAGCGCGCGCGAACTCCCGGCGCTGCATGTCCGTAACCGCATTGCCCGCCCAGCCCATACAGGTTTTGGCGATGCCGTATTCCGTCCGCGCCAGGCTCAGCACCTGCTGGTGTCGGTTGTATTCCGGAGCAACCAGCGCGATGACGGCCTTCCGCAGATGGTCGATGCGCCGCGCCGCACTCTCTGGCCACCACAGGGCCTCCAGCAGCTCACGACCGAGGCCGGCGGGCACCATTGCCAGCGCCGCGGCAATATCCTGCGTGGTCAGGTCCGGCGTGCCGCCACGGCCGGTGTCGAACTTCACGGTTGTTGGCCCCATCCTGCTGGACAGCAGCTCACGTACATTCCCCATGGCCTTTCCCCTTGTGCTCTCGTTGATTGAACTCACCACCCTGACAAGGTCCAGCACGCGCTCAGCAGCCATTGCGGGTCGTATCCAGTGGCAGGACTGCAAAGCCATTCGCCTCAAGCTCGCGCAACAGCACTAGGCCACGGTCAATGGGATCGCCAGCCGATGCCTTGGATGCGGCCGAACAGGCTTCGCCGATCCGCCACGCATCAAGGTTTCCGGGTTGCCGGCCTGTGTAGGTGTACGCGCTGTCTCGGCTCATGCTGCCCGCTCCATCTGCTCCCAGTGCGCCGGCAAGCGCTGCACCCGACCACCACGAGCCAGAAATTGCTCAATCGTCTCCACCGGCGGCGCGGCCTTCACCGCGCTCGGGGCCGGCGTGTTCGCCGCCTGCATAGCGACTCGGGCAGCGCGCGAGCGCTTGGGGGCTGCTACGGCCTGCTGTTTCGCCCCGCGGCGAGACCTGGCACGACCCGCATCCCTCTCGCGCTGGCGCTCTTTCCGCTCAGCGTCGGTCAGCACCACTCGCGGCATCCCCTGCCCCGTCAGCTCGTACACAGGTCCAATCTTGGTCTCCGTGCGCGCAATGAATCCCGCGCCTACGCAGTACCGCACTGCATCGCGGACGGCCCTGCGCTGGTCAATCGTTTCCGCAGCACACCCTTCGCAGATGGCCACCATCGTCCAGGGCGCATCGATCACGTTCGCGGTCAGCCAAGCACGCACGGCAGCCGGGGTCGGATTGGTTTTGCTGGTCATGCTGCCTGCCTCTGTTCATTGATGAAGGTCTGTTGGGCGATCAGCTCGTCGTCCGAACCGAATGCCTCATGAAATTTCTTCGACCAGTGCAGCGGCGGGCCCCAGCGGTCCACCATCTGCTGCTGAGTCATGTGCTCGTGCCGGTAGCGCTGGTGATGCCACTGGCACAGCGCGTAGCCGAAGAAGTGGCCGCGCCGGATGTTTCCCGACTTGGCGTGGTTGTATTCACAGCCGTAGACGACGTGGCGCTGAGCCATCAGGCCTTCCGAGAACCGAACTAGGCAGGCCATGCACGGGCCGGTCTTGGCGATCTCGATCCGTGCGGCCTCGGCCTTTGTCGGCGGTGGTGCGCGGGACCACATCAGGCCGCGGCCTTGGACTGGGCGGCGACTTGTTCCAGCTCGACGGCTTTCGCCAGGTAGTAGTCGTGGCGGTCCTTCCGCACCACTGAGCTGAACTGGAAGTCCACCAGCGCCTGCGCAGCGGCAGCACGCCACAGGGGCGCCTCCTGAGCCGCGGTCATGCGGGCGTCGTGCATGAAGATGTCCAGCTGGTTTTTGTCCGAGCGCATCAGGCAGCCAGCTCCCGTGCCAATTCCTCCAGACGCGTCAGAATCTTCGCGTTGGCACCGGGAGCGGCTTCGACCTTCCCAGCCAACAGAGCCACCGGATTGAAGGCCGGCGTCGCCGCGGTCAGCTGCAGCTGGTCGCTCACTTGGTCGTGCGCTAGCAGCCCCTTGCTCAGCGCGTCTGTGAGCACCGCGTTCCGGCTGGTGAGGTCGAAGCCCAGCGACGGGGTGTAGCTGGCCGGCAGGCGTGCAGCGCGCGCATCCTTCAGCAGACGGCCGTAGGTCTCAAGGAACGCGGGCCGGGCGGCGATCTTGTCGCCGGCCTGCACCAACGGCAGAGCGGTGTTCCACGCCTGCTGGGTGAGCGTGGTCCAGACCACGGTATTGCGCTCGTCGGCCGCCTGGATGGCAACCGCCCATGCTTCATTCGGGGCCGGGTGGCCGTCGTCGATGCGCTCCAACACTGCAGCGAGGGACAGGCGCCCCTTCAGCTCCCGGCGGCACCCGGCCAGCGCGCGCTCCAGCACCGCCATCGAGTAGCAGGACAGGTCTTGCACCATGTAGGCCGCTGCGGTCGGGCGCAGCTGGTCACCAATCACCTCGGCCGTGGCCATCAGGCCCTTGACCAGGTCTTCCTGCTCGCGGTCAGACAGCATTGGTCGGCCTCCGGCTGCGCAGCAGCTCGATCGCTTCATCGGCGGCGCTCAGGTTCGATTGGGTCTGGTCCGTTTGCTGGGCGCTGGTGGTCGTGACCTGCCGGCCAGTGGCCCACTGCGTCCGGTATGCCTCGGCCCCGGCCAGCAGCACGCCCAGGTCGTGCATCCGCTTCACGGCGTACTGCTCGTTGACGCTCAGGAACCAGCCGGCCACGTGCGCCGCCTCTTCCCGGCCCAGCCGCTTCACCAAGTCCCGCACGTTGGTGTTCACCTTGGCGTTGCGCACCGGGTCCACGCCGTGCCGCAGACGGTAGGCCGTGCGGTAGGCAGCCCACGTCTGCTTGCAGGCTTCCTGCATCTGCGCTTCGAGGGCCGCCTTGGACAGCGGCGCGGCCAGCGCCGGAACTGGCGGTTCTTCTGACGGTTCAATGGGGGTTATATGACGGTTAGGCGGCACGGGGCGCACCTCCAGCCCTGCGCCCCCTGCCTCACCCCCTGCACCGGGCGCATCCCCTCCTGCGGCAGGCGCACCCCCTGCATGGGGCGCAGCACCTGCGCCCGGTGCATCCCCCGATTTTCCGGCCTTTCGCTTGCTCTTCGAAGGGGCGGCGGACGCATCGAACCTCGCCGGGGTGACCGCATAGACGCTGCTGCTGTTGAAGCGGCGCTCGCGCGACAGCAGGCCGACCAGCTCGAGGTGATCCATTGCATCGCGCACAGCGCGCGCCGACATGCAGCAGCGCTTGGCGATGGTCCCGATGGCCGGCCAGCACACGCCGTCGTCATTGGCCTGATCGGCCAGGGAGATGAGAACAGCCTTCTGCGTAACGCTCAGGCTCTGCAGCGGCCAGCACTGGCTCATGATGATCGTGGACATGGTTCAGACCGCCAGGGTGTAGTTGTCGCCTGGGGCAACAGGCCACCAGGTGCACGCGCTGCGGCCGCTGACCTCGCAGGGCTTCTTCGGGCCACGCCATGCGCGGCCGTCCTCCAGCAGCTCAGGCAAGCGGCGCGCGAGCATGTAGCGGTCGTGGCCGGTGGCCTTGGCCAGCTCCATGCTGGTCAGCCCGGGGTGCGACCTGAGGGCGCTGGCAACGCGGTCCTGCTGGACGGTCTGCAGTCCGCTGGAAACCACGTGCGCGGCGGCCTCGTGACTGGTGCTGATATCGGTGGAGCGGGCCAGATGATTCATCGGCGCGCCCTCCCCTTCGCTGCAGCGCGCGCCACATTGCGCTCCAAGCGGTGGGCCATCGTGCGCAGCGCGCGAGCCTCGCTCACCATCAGCGCGGCTTCGTCGCTGTCGATATGCCGGTCGCCAATTGCATCAACGGCCGTGCCGGTGAGGCGGCCGACTCGCGTGGTGATCTCCAACAGCTTCAGCTGCACCGCGGCGATCTCGTCGGGCCAGCCGCCTTCCGGCGCCGGCGGGACCAGGTCAACGGCCATTCCGAACTGCCCGGCCAGTGCCTGCATCCACTCCAGTGCGTACTCGCTGCCGCCTGCCTTCTGCTGCATCCACTCGGTCAGCAGCTCAGCGATCTCGATCGTGACCGATTCACCCTCGGTGCCATTGAGCTTGGAACGCAGCGTCTCCGGGTGCATGGACTTGCCACGGCGGTCTGTCAGCCATTTGGCAGCCTCGATCACACCGCCCGGCGTCTTGCGCACGGCGTTGTAGAGGCAGTCGAGCCAGTTAATCGAGGAAGTACGGCAGGTCATGGTTCACCTTGGGATGACGGGTGTTTCAAGGTTTCGAGCTGGCCCGTCATGGCGCACGATCTGCGTCATGGACGAATTCAATTCAGGGACGATGGCCAGGGACGGCCAATCAGGCGGCGTGGACGCCGAGGTCGATACGGTCGGCGTCCGGATCGTCCGGCGCCGACGCCGCCAGCGACGGCTGCTCCTGCACTCCGAGCAGCTGCAGCACCTGCGGCAAGGCCGGGACGCTCAGCTCTTCCGGCCACGCCTCAACCTCACCGGTTGGCAGCCGCAGCACTTTGGCCAGATGCGCGTCGGTCTTGAGGCCCAGCTTCGCCCGCAGCGCGCGCTTGCTCATTCGCGTATCGACGAGGGTCCGAACGGCCTGTCGAACGGTGAGATTTGGTGCATCAGAGTCAGGCCAAATGTCCGGGCGCAAATCGTTAAGCGAGACAGCTGCGCCACTTTCGACGTGGAGCAACCTCACCAAGCCGCCGTCGAATCGCTGCCCCTTGCTCAGCGCCTTACGCAGATAACCGATGGAAGTGCCGGCTCGTTTGGCGAATGCAGCCTGTTCGGCCGGAACCAGAGTGCTGAGGTAGGTGCGAAGAGTGTCCATACCGGTAAATTACCATATGGTAAAGCTCAGTCAATACCATTTGGTACATTACCCTCTGGTATCGGACACTCGCCGGATGACTAAGGCCGACACTCCGATCGTTGCGCTTCGCCGGGCCAAACTGCGCAAGTGGATTGAAGATCACCACGCAGGCATCCAGGCGCAGTTCGTGACGAACACCGGGATCAACCAGGGTGAGCTATCAGGGCTACTTGGTAAGAAGTCGTTTGGCGAGAAGCGCGCCGCCTCACTAGAGGCTGCAGCTGGTATGCCTGCCGGCTACCTGAGCCAAGAAGGACTTATAGACGACCTGATCGATATCAGCCGCGTCGCACCGGTCTTAGAGACTGAGACGCGTCCGGGCTATGTTCGCTTCGACGTTTTCGAAGGGGGCGCAGGGATGGGTGCAGGATTGGTGAACCAGGACTACCCCGAGGTGGTGCAGACGATCGAGGTGGCCGAGTGGGAGGTTCGCCGGAAGCTGGGATACCTGCCAAAGCCCGGCCGGATTCAACTGATCACCGGTCGTGGGCCTTCGATGAAGCCCAAGCTCGAGGACGGGGACATCATCTGGATCGACACGAGCTGCAACTACTTCGATGGAGACGACTACTACCTGATCAACATAGGTGGCGAGACGCAGATCAAGATGCTGCAGAAGCGCGGAGACGGCATGTACGTGGTTAGCATCAATCCCGACTTCCCCACGTACCGATCCGACGAAGGTGAAGTCAGCATCCTCGGGAAGGCCCTGATACACGCCGGACTCCGGCGCTTCTGACGGACCCGCTCGAACTTGGGCCAGGCATAAAAAAGCCCCGCCGAAGCGGGGCTTTCAGAGACGACACGGCGCGCGGATCACGCAGCTCGCTTAGCCTCAACGTATTCAGAAGCTACAGACGAGAACCAAGAGATCCCCTTTGCGTCGTCACCCATCTGGGATAGGCGGGCCTCAAACGCGCCAGCAAGGCTTTCAGTCAACTCGTCCTTAATGGCGAGAAAGCCCGCGTGGTCCATATGGACACAGCCGAACTTAGCCATGGCAATTCCTCTCTATGTAAATGTGAACTTGGGCGGAGGCCCGATAAATCCTGGGCAGGATGCCTCCGGCGGTCCTTAGGGTAACCTAAGTGAAAATGCGTGTCAACGGACAAGCCTATTCAGGTGTCAGCTTGCTGTTCCAACCAGCTGAAGATGGGTGCCGTCAGCGCCAGGCTTCTTAGACACCATGAGCCAGTTGCCGTGGCTTTTAACATCATAGTGTTCAGAGTACTTATCTACGCTGAAGATGGCAGTGGCCACCGCAGTCATAAATTGCGCATCCAGCGGGAAAGCAGTGTGAATTTTTAGTTGCCGCGATGGGAAGACTCCGTACGTGAGGCTCAGACAGCCAACAATCGCTGTGGCTGCAATCCAAGCCAGCGCCGCATAGTTCGGCTCTGAGTCGGCCAAGTTCAGATCCGGCTGAACGTAAACGTCCAACATGCGGATTTCACTTTTTGCCTTTGCATGAGAGACGACCAGCAAGGCGGATGCGTACTCAACGCCCTCTTCTACTACCGCACACAGGCAACCACCACCGTCACCCATGTTCACATCACCGTGCACAGTTCGCTCGGTGTATTCGAGACCAGCGGTGTAATACGTGGCGCTGACGTTCTCTTGATTGCTATTGATCTGCGAAAGCCACGCGCCCTTCGTCACGTCGAAAAGAGCTGGCTGTACATGGTCGACAAACTTGTACTTCATGAATCCCCCCCCTGGAAGCAGCGCCTTCCTGGCGCGCGTAAAGAATACAAGGCCAACGCCTTTCCCGATGTAGGGATTTTCCTACCCCTCGCCCCAGGGGTTAAATGAACGAAATTGATATCCGTTCAGCTATGGCGCGGGTGGTTTACCTTTTGGTATTGACACAACTTTACCATTTGGTAATCTCACTTCCGTCGCCCCAGTAACAGCCCATCCGGGCCGGGGCACGGAGACTTCCATGGCCTGCTTCATCGTCAGCGCGCGCGCCCACCCAGTCGTGGAAGCCCGCCCCAGTACCGCCACCGTCGTCATCAAAGCCGGTGACGTCATCGTCAGCCTCTCCCCCGATGAGGCCACCCAGCTCTGCAAAGACCTCGCCCACGCCGCGATGGCGCTGAGCCGCACCGCCCGCGCGCGCCGCGGCATGGTGCCCGCCGGTGGCATCGAGACTGCCCGTGGCCACGCCGGCCTGGCTGAGGTGGCGGCGTGAGCGCCTTCTACCTTGGGGACCGCGTACGGATCGGGGCTAGCGATTACGACCTGGCGGAAGACCCGAACCTTGCTGTCGGGTCCACTGCAACCGTAGTGGGCGTTGAGCAGGGCGCTTGCCTTATTCGAACTGACGAAGGACCGCGCCACACGCTGGAGCGCGGCGAGGGATGGTGCTTCTACGAAGACGAGCTTGAGCTGCTCGAAGGCGGTGCCGCATGAGCGCCGTCATCCTCCAGTTCCCCACCAACACCGCCCTGCGCGCCAACGGCGCAGGCCTGGCCGTGGCGATCGCTGCCAAGCGCATGGGCTACCGGCCGCACCACATCGCCCGGGCCGCCGCACTCGCCCGGCGCGAGGTGCTGGACGGCCACAAGAGCGCTGGCCGCGCCGTCGCCGACATGACCCGCGACCTGTCCCGCGCCGCCCGCAGCCACACGCTGGGGGACGCATGAGCGGGATCGACTTCGCCTTCGGGCTGATCGTTGGCTTCGCCGCCGGTGCCCTCGTGGTCACCGCCTGGCTGCAGCGGCGCGAGGAAGAGCATTTCGCCGCCCTGATGGAGCAGATCCGATGCGCGGGGTGATTCGCCACTGGCGCGCCGGCGGGCTGGTGCTGCTGAGCGCCCTGCTCGCGGCCGTCGCCTTCGCCATGGCCTGGGCCGGCATCGAAGACACCGGCGTCTACTTGCTCATGGGCGCCCTGCTCTGCGCCACCCAGGTGCCCGATGCGTGGAGGCGCGGTCGCGATGGCTGATACCACCGTCGCCTCCACCGTGCGCGCCATGCGCCGTGCAGGCGCCGCCGGCGAACCAGTGCCGGCAGAGGTCGCCGCTGCCTGGGCAAGGGTCTTCATGGAGCAGCTGTATGGCTCGCAGAAGCCGGTCCGGTACGAGTGCCGGCTGCGCGGCAGCAGAGAGCCTTGGGAAGAGGCCAAGCTCGAGGACGTGGCCAACCCGCGCCGTCGGAATCTGACCATCCGCGCGCTCTACCTGCACCCGCCGGTCGGAAAGCAGGAGCATCGGTGGCCGCCCGGAAGCAATGGTGACGGCCGATGTCTGGACTGCGACGAAGCCGAATGGCTCGCAGGACCGGACTGCCGGCCGCACGCTCCGCTCCGCGACCACCGCTCATCCATGCCCTTCCGCATCACCTGGCTGATCGAACCACTCGAAAAGCTCCAGTACCTGACCAAGTTCCTCAGCCCGCTCGAACGCGCCAAGTGGCGCAACGAAACCACCTACTTCATCGACCGCATCAGAGACCACGAGAAGGGAAGCCAGCCATGACGACCGACAAGTGCAACGACACCCCGACCCCTGCCGAGATCCGCATCTGGGAGGTCAGCGACTGCGAATGGTTCGCCGGGGCTGGCGATGCCGCCGCCATCTTGGCCGCCTACATGGACCACACGCGACTGGACGAAGACGAAGCCACCTCGAACGGCCAGTACCCACGCCTGCTCACTGACGCCGAGCTGGACAGCATGACCTACACGTACACCGATGAGGACGAGCTGCCCACCGAGCAGGCCACGTTCCGCACGGCGCTGGAGCGCGCGATCGCCAATGGAGAGGCCGCAGAAGCACCCTCCCTCTTCGCCACGACGGAGTTCTGAGTATGTCGACCGCGAAGCCAACCATCCGCACCACCACTCGTGCGCTCGTGCAGGTCACCGTCGAAGTGCCTTGCGGCTCTTGGGGCACCGGCTGCGAACTGTCGCAGGTATACCGCCAAGCAGCGGAAGGGGCGACCGGCAAGCTGCGGCGCTTGTTGGTGAACGATGGCATCCGAATCGTGGGTGTCGCGTCGATCAAGGCGATCACCACCAACACGGAGGCCACGACCAATGGCTGATATCGAACAGCACTCTGCCGCCGACGTCCCGGCTGACCAGCTGAGCGTCCTGCGCCACACTCTGGGCGTCGGCGAGGATGGCTGCGCCCCCAGCTACCGCAATCACTTTGTCACCGGCGAAGGCGGCCGCGATCACGCGCTATGCATGGCGCTCGTGGCCGCTGGATTGATGACCAGGCACAGCGGCAACGCCCTGACGGGCGGCAGTGACGTGTTCGGCGCGACCAACGCGGGTCGACTTGCCGCTGCGGGCACGCCACCGAAGCTCAGCCGCAGTCAGCAGCGCTATCGCGAGTACCTGCGTACCGACAGCAACTTGTCTTTCATCGACTGGCTGCGTTCTCCCTACTGCCCGAAGTTCGCCACCCTGGCCACCGTTAAGCCGCCGGGTGACCTGCGGACGAAGATCCGCCCCGTCGCTGAACTGAAGAAATGCACCAATGGCTGACCTGCACACGAGCGTCCAAGGTTCACCTGAAAAGCTGCGCCAGTTCGGGCGGGAGCTCTTGCACCACCATTCCTTCCATCGCCTCGTGGTTTTCGTAGTAGTTGGCCAGCTGGTTAACCAGCCGGTCTATCGCCGCAAGAACGGCGCGCCCGTGCGTGAACCGGTTCTCCGCCATCTTCGCTCGCCTTTCCATGGGAAGAAGGCTAATGGCATTTGCGCTCATGCCTGGCCCACGGTTGAAGTTCTGCCATGCCGAAAGAAGCGTGAGGATGGAAAAAGCATCGGCATCCTCGAAGCCGTCGAGTTGATCCGCAAAACGCTCTATCAGGGACAATTCCGGCAACGGCCTAGAGTTAACGAAGACCGCAAGAATCTCGTCACTCGGGTTCTGCATAACAGCCGGGCGGACGTTCGCCAGCAGGATCATCAGATCGCGCCGGGCAAATACGAGCTCCCTGCTGAAAGCGTGAGCCATCCTAACGGCCTTGGTCCTCTGCAACTGTCTCGAATGCTCGCGGTCGTTAGCTTGCAGCTCTCGGGCATTTTTTTGCTCACCGTCGGCGGCTTCCCTGGCGACATTGATCTGGCCCTTGGCGACGTGGAGCGCTGCAAGAACAGCGGCAATCGTAGCAACAGCGGAAGCCCATGCAGCAGCCTCTGCCGAACGATCCATTGGAAAGCCCACGAAGGCAACGGTGCCGGCGATGCCAACAGCGCCGCCGACCAGCAAAAAGCCGATCGGATTACGAATAGCGGAAAAGGCGGCCAACCACCTGTTGCGAACCATCTGCTGATCCCCCTGTGGAGTGATCGGCATTCTGCCACGGGCGGCGGCACCGCCACCCAACGCACCACCCTGGCCACCGTCAAGCCGCCGCGTGACCGGCGCACCAGGCTGCGCCCCGATACCGAACACAAGGACTGCTCCCATGGGTGATGGCTCCCGCTTGTTCAAATTCCCGCTGCCGCAGCGCTCGCGCCTGCGCCGGCGTGACCGGGCCGCCATGGTTCAATCAGCGGTGACTGGGCTGCCCTTGCAACGTCTGCTGAAGCACCGAATGTGCCTGTTTCTTCAGTTTTTCTGCCATGAGAGTCGCACTTGGCTCAATCGCCTCCACCGTGTACCCGTTACCTACGGCGTCCACCAGTGCATATTTTGCTCGCTCCATACTCTCAAGCACATCCGTGTAGAGCTGTCTCGTCGCAACGGTATTTACTGCAATCCCCTTCGCGGTCGGGATCTGTGCGAGTGCTCGGATGCCGGTCCCCATGTCTGCAATGGCAATCGCAAGAGGCGACTCAAGAGCATCTGGAAGGCAGTCAAGGAACGGTATTACGCGCACGCAAGCATCGGAACTGAGGAGCGAGAACTGCGCGCTTGCCACGTGAAATACATGCGGAGCGCAAACCGTTGGCTCCAGAAGCTTGAGCGCTGCGGAGATGTGAAGTGCCTGCATACCCAAATCGACCGAAGCGATGCGGGCCTCTGCTCGCCCGATCCGGGCACGCTGCTGCCTCGTATAGAGAATGGGCCATACCCCAACAATGAGGGCAACGATCACCGCAACTGCCGTCAATCCTGCCGCCAGCATTCCTCCAACTGCGGATATCGCGGTCCAGTCCATGTTGCAGCTGGTGCTTGCCTCGAAGCACGGCACGTAGCGCGCAGCAGTCGTCATTCCATATCCCCCCGGTTGGTGACCGTGAATTCTGACATGGAGCCCCGCCATGCGTGAGGGCCCAATCTTCTTAAACGGCGCTGCCGCCCTTCCCTGTCCGGCGTCGCTGGCGCTCCCCATCCAACCGGAGCTGTTCGCTTGAACATGACCCCATCATTTGGCCTGGGAGCATTGGCGTTCTCGGCCACCATGGAAGTTCCGCACATCGCCAAGCGCGAGAGGCCGCTGGCTCAGCACGACTATGCGGACTACGGCTGCGTCCGATCCGTCATGGAATTCATGAAGTGGGCGCACGAACAGGACCGCTTCCCGACGGTCCCGGCTGTGCAGAACCGCTTCAACGTCAGCAAGGCGACGGCTTACCGGTGGACCAACGCCCTTGCTGAGACGTACGGCATCGACCCGCCGGTTCGATCCGGTCCAGGCATCTTCGAATGACTGCCGCCAATCAGGAGAAATCCCTATGACCCAGCGACACATCAGCCACCCCGAGCCGCTGCCGGACTGCGCCGCCGGCCACAGCGCGCGCCACATCCGCGACCTGCGCGGTCTGGCCGCCGGCGGCGGCCACTTCGTTGAGTGCCGGTGCCGGGCGACCCGGAAGCACGCCGACGCGGATACCGCGATCGCGGAATGGCGGCGGATCAACCGCCCCGCGCGTGTGCGCCGGACGCCTGAGCCGGCCATCGTCGACAACGTGGTGCAGATGCGGCTGCCCGGCCTGGCCGCTGGCAACGCAGCGTGACCGCCATTTACCAAAACCAATCAGCCGCACGCCGCGGCGAAGGAGACAAGATGACCAGCACCACCGAACGCCGAGCCCCCAACCTGCTGCGCCTGAAAGAGGTCATCACCAAGACCGGGCTGTCCAAGAACACCATCTACGACCGGATCCGGAAAAAGGAGTTTCCTGCGCAAATCGACCTCGGGGGCAACTGCGTAGCTTGGTCGGAGGACGAGATCGACCGGTGGATTCAGGCGAAGATGGATGCCCGTCACGTCAACGAGGACGGATTGCCGAAAGCCGCTTGATTCGGGGGCATATGTGGGGGCATCCGTCATTGAGTGGACTGCCCCGCCTTACTGTCACAAGGCCTTGCGGGCTAACCGGGATTCCCCTTGGCTCCACCACTATTCAACACAAAGCCCCGGGAATTCTGTTCCCGGGGCTTTTGTTTTTCAGCAACCTGCGCGCGCGGACTTACGCCCCCTCAGGATTATCCTTGCGCTCCGGCCGACGTGTTCCCGCATCATGGATCGCCTGATCGGTCTGGCCCGGCCGTTGCTTGGCGGTTTCATCCTGCTTGCGGTCCTGCTGACTCTCTTCGATGCCTTCCTGCTTGCCGTGTTCGCTGGGCTTGGTGTCTGCCAT